GTTCTCCCACCTGGACACGCTTTTTCAATTGCTCATCGTATTCGTACACCGGCCGCATATCCCAGTTCTCTTCGTCATCGAGGCACATGGAATCCGCTTTGCCGATCACGATGCCGCTCGGAACATGGAACGCTTCGGCAAAGGCCTCGTAGCCTGTCACCTCACCGATCTGAACCAAGCGCGTTTCGCAGGTGCGCGGGGTAACCCGGTACATGCTGGCCAGAAACGACCAGGCCTCGAAGAAGAGATGGTCTCCGCCCCCGAACTTTTGCACCCAGCCGTTGCGTTTGACAGCGGCGATTAACGCATCCGCACAGAGCCGGGCTTCCGCTACGATCACTTCTGGCTTGCGCTGCAACCGCAGCGTAAAGCCGTCATCGGGCTCGACGATCGTGGGGGTTAAAACAGCAGATTCACTCATGAACTTCTCCTACTCGCGATATTCGCTTCCGGATATACCTTGATTCCCGGCACGTGAAGGGCCGAACGCAGGCTGCGAGCCAGCGCGTTGATCGCGGGCATGTTCGGACTCAGTAAGTTCGAAAGTTCCGGATGCGCCGCTACATATTTCACCAGTAACTGCAAGTTAGTCACTTCGGCCTTCCAGATCTCCCGCGAAGAGATGCCTGCAACTTTCGGCGGCGCAGCCACCACAACCGGCGGCCGGCGCAGCGGCGCTTCGGCGATCACCGCGATCTCTTCTGCTGAGACGCCGAGAGATTCCGCCGCTTCAATCTCGCGTTCGCGTTCTTCCGCCGCCAGGCGCTCGGCTTCTTCCCGCAGCCGGCGCTCTTCTTCCCGTCGCAGCCGTTCCTGCTCCTGAACGTAAGCGCCCATATTGCGCTTCAGCAAGGCTTCAGCCTGCGTGAGCGGTTCGCAGATGCGCTTCTTCTGCGCGAGCGCTTCCCGATGTGCGGCATAGGCCTTCTGGATGATCGGATCAAAGGTCTGATCCGCTTCGGCCTGTAGGCCTTTAATCGCCCGCAGATGGGCGGCCGCCATCTCGTAGCTCGGCTGGTCGATGATCTCGGTATGTTGTGCGATCTCGATCCAGTAAGCCGTCTGGTGGGTTAATTGTTGTTCGGATGTGGTGACGAGTGCGCTCATGCGGTTCTTTTTACTCCTAATTCGGTGGGGATGTTTCTTTGGCTGGCCGCCAGAAACCGCCCAGTGGTCGGGTGTCGCCGGTTTCCATGCAATCTGGCGTGAGCAGCCTGATCGGGACAAATCACTAAGTTTTCTGGCCGATTATCGGATCTATTTCCGTTGCTGTGGTGGATGACTGCGTGAGGAGGAAGCGCCTTGCCTAGCCAGCGTTCAGCGATCAAAATGTGTTCGAGCACGTAACCGTTAACGGCGCGCGGGTGAGCAGGAGCATACAACAGAACATATCCATCGTCTCGAATAATTCTGCCTTCTTTCCACCGGCCATTGCGGGCTCCTTTTCGCGAACCATTAGCTACAGTATTCGCAGCAAAACAAGCCCGCGAACAATGGAGCCTTCGGTGAAAGTGACAAGCGGGCACTTCATAGTCGCGGCCGCAATAATTACAAACGAGTGTCATCGTATTGGTCCTCCATTCTGGCCCGGCAGAGATGTTTGTTGATGAGCAAGCGCCCACAGGAACAAATCCAGGTCGCGATCGAAATCAGCGCGGGGGAATTCATGCACTCGATAGGAGCCGTCCTCATTCAGTTGCACGGCAGCCCGGCGCCAGCGGCGTGGTTTCGGCCGGCAATTCAGATAGGCGGCGAGCTGGGCACGGTGGCCGTCGAGCACTATTCCCGTCTTGTAATCACACAGTAAAAGTTCGTCTTCAATCACGCAATCCAGATCGAACATGCCGGCATAGCGGTACTGTTCGTGAAACACCATCTGCTCGGCGTGGGCGATCGTGAGCCGCGACTCCTCGTGAAACCGGATGCCGGCGGCAACGTAGCCCGCAATCGCCGGATCGATCGATTCCGGATCGAGCGTGCCTTTGGCATACAAATGCATGGCCTGATGCACGGCGGTACCGCGATGGGCGGCGGCCTGCAGGACCTCCTGCGGAATCATAGAGTAGTCGATCACGCCCGCTGCGCGTAAGGTCGCCGTCACGCCCGGAATGACCTCCCCGTCCAGGCGATAGATGTGCGCCGGCAGCTCGAGCGTGGGACGCGGCTTGCCTGTGGCAGGGGCGGTCATGTGGTCTCCCAGCGTTCGGTCATGTGGTCTCCCAGCGTTCCCGCGGCTTGGCCGTGAAGTCCGCCCGGAGTTCGGCCTGGTAGCATGTGGGGCACAGGAGACGATTGCGCCAGGCGCGGGAACAATTCCCACAGACGCGCGCGCCGCACGCGGAACAATCTTCCAGCCAATCGATGGCCAGGATTGTGTCGCAGAGACCCTGGCAGTAGGCCACGCTTTCGTGCAGGTTCGGCATTCAGGCGCTCGCTTTGAGGCTTTCCAGCAGCGCCTCGCGCTTCCGATCTTCTTCCTGCAGCTCTTCCAGGCACTCGCGGCACAGCTTGTCGCCCTGGTCGATCACCACCGCCAGGCGCTCGTCGCACCAGCAGCATGTGTCGTGGATCGGGCAGAGCGTCGAGTGGTTGGCCCGGATGTAGCGCGGCGGATCGCCGACGCAATCAAAATCACATTCACAGTGCATTTACGCAACTCCCCTCAATCTAGTGTAACCATATGCTTGACATTTGTCAATCACACATGCAATCATGGTCCAACCAGAGAATGACTCATGTCATACACTGCAAATGATGACCAGGAAGGAACCCAAGAATTCGTCGGGGGATCGCCGGGTGACTATTTCTGTGCGGAACGTATCAGAAAAGAAATGGAAAATGCTTCAAAAGCTAGCCGACGAACGGGGCCTGAAGCTGAGGTATGTCCTGGACGAGATTTTCGACGAATGGATCAAGAGGAATAGCGAAGCCAAGTAAATGGACACGAACACAACCGTCGCGATCGTCTCTGCTTCGAGCGCTCTTATTGTCGCCATCACGGCTCTGATCCTGAACACCTTCTGGGTCCGCTATGCGATACAGAGCCTGGATAAGAACATCAATCAACAAATCACTTCGTTACGGAACGAACTTAAGTCTGAGCTTTTACGTGTCGAAGGCGTGCTCGATGCGCGCTTGAGTCAGGTCGAACAAATTTTGAAAATACGCTAGGCGAAGGGAGGTTCTCGCCATGTATCCAAAGCTGCCAGTCTTAATGGGCTTAATGGGAACTCTTCTGCTAGGGCAGTCGAATTCGGCCCCTTGGGAGATGAAGCGCAATAAAACTACGTCCGCTGCAACAACGGAAAAAAGGAGGGTTTAGAGCTTTATCTCTTTGCGACGACTGTTGTCGAGGCCAAATACGGGACTAACAAAGCCAGCGTTCGGCTCAAATTCGATGAAGGTGCTCCTATTCAGGAAGATTGGGGCGAAGCCAATAGCCGCAATGCGCTGTTTTCTCCAAATCCCAATAAACTTGCCAAGCAACTTTTGAATTCAAAGCACTTTTATTTGGAATTCACACCTTTTCAGGCCCGGCCCGCCACCGTCGAATTCGATGTCTCTGGACTGAAAGAGCAGTGGTCAACGGTGACCCAGGTTTGCGGCTCCTTGCCCTAGACGTAGTGAACAGCGCAGATCTTAAGTCCAGACCATCTCGCCATCTTTTCCGGGCGCTCCCGCGGGGCCTTGCGCTCCTGGGGGTCCTTCCGGCCCCGAGCTGGTCGCGACCTGTTTTGCGATCTGCGCCATGGCATCCGCCAACGTCGGGTTGTAATCGCCAACGGTGAGGACGACTTCCGTATCGGCCGCCCGATTCGCCATCTGCGTCATCTCGACACGCTGCACCGCAAAATCTTTCTGATTCCAGCCGTACCGTGCCGCCGTCGCTCGCACGATGTTTCCCGGCTTCGCGCCGACTTTCCAGCATGTGAATTGGCCGCGCTCGTTCGGCGTCGAGCTGCGGGCGAGATCAGTCTGCGCGAATTGTAGCGCGGTGTCCGCCTTCGTGACGCGCATGTCGTAATCGGTCCATTGGAGCAGGCCGTAGGTATCGATCGAGGCCTGATCATAGACATGCGCCGTCACGCCATCGCCGATAAAGGTCACATCATTGGCGGGTGCGAAGAAGTCCTCGTCATATTCATCGACGCGGAAATTATCGCCGCCTGGCTGATCCGTCAAGGCGACAATCACGGGCTGGGAATCGGGCACGACATAGTTGAACGTGCCGTCAGCATCGATGAACCAGACCAGGCCCGTCGCCTTGGCGATCGTATCGAGAACTTGCGTGACAGTCTGATATTGAAAGTTCAAAGCCAGGACGGCCGTATGCGCGATCGGTCCCAGTTTGAGAATCGAAGGCGTCAAGCCCGTGCCCGTCAGCACTTCGCTGATGATCTGGTCATCCCAGAGACCGAGATTCGTGTAGTCTTTGTTCCAGGTCCGGCCATCGGTGAATAACTTGTAGTCGCGGCACGTGTAATTCAGCGTCACCGTCCCATCGGAGGCACCGGGATCGCGCATCTGGACGGAGCTGATGAGACCGCCGAAAAGTGTTTGTATCACGCTTGCCGGCAGAGTGGATGTTCTCAACGACCAGGGCGCAAATTTTGGCGCTCCTAGAATCACCCAGTCCACGCCGATTTCAAACGTTTGCGTCAAGTCCGGCGAGAGCCAGCAGTCGAACCAGATTTCCGTGACGCGGGAGGGGTCGAAGGTCTTCGCCATCCGGGGAGGCAAGGCGTCCGGCCCGATGAGCCAGGGAATCAGATACGTGCTTGCGGGTTCGGGCCCGTTCGGATTCGGCGATTGGATCGTTTCAGAGGACCAGCTATAGCCTTCCGCATCCACCAAGCGGCCGCGGAACCACCAGTCGCCACCAGGCCCGCCTTTGGGCCAGGCGACTTCCATCGAGAAGTCGCTGCCGCGATAATCGGTGGGCGGAAATTGGGCTAACCGGATGGTGCCCGCGCCTTTCGAGCGATCGACAACGAGAATCATTCATCAAGCGCAGCGGTAAAAACCGCTGAAATGAAACACCAGATTGTTTCCTAAAGCGAAGTTGACATTCCCAGGCAGGTTCGCCTGGCCGCCGGAGGAGGTCACAAGCGCGATAAAGTTCGTTTGGGAGTTGCCGCTACCAACATTACCGCTGCCGTAAATCTGAGCATAAGGCCCTGTGAACAGCACGGGCAAGCTGAAATTGATTTGCCCCGAAGCGGTGCCGCTGAGATTCCCTTGAAAGCTCAAATGAAAGAAGAGGAGCGGGCCAATACGGATATATACATTGAGAAGATAACCCGTCCCGGTGAAAGTCATCGGGCTTAACGCTGTTATGCTTGGAGTCCAAGTTTGCCAATTGGATCCGAAGCTGATACTTTGCGGGGCGGAAAATTGCGTCGCACCGCCTACCGTCAGCTTTCCACCCAGGCTCAGATCCGTATCGACATCGACGCTGGAAGCGAGGCGCAATCGGCCGGAAGCGGGCTGAATGAATTCTTCCTGTCCGGGCACGGCCGACAGGCGGATTAGCCGCGATGTATCTGCGCTGCGGACTTCTACAATCGACTTCGAACTGACCAGAGCGGGATTCTGCCCCGATTTCGTGTAAAGGCTGATGGCGGCTGCATCACCGGCCGTGGCCGTGACGCCATTGCCTTCGATGCCCGTCAGATTGACTGGACCTTTGATCGAGAAGCCGCCGGCTGAGACATCGATCGAGCCATTCGCGTTGATGACGAGGCTGCCGAGATTTTTCAGCGCATAACCGGCCGCGTCGACATCGCCGCCCCAGGTCTGCACGGCCGTGACGAGCGCGTTATATTGATTCGCCGTTGCCGTCTGGCCGGCAGTAACCGGACTAGGCCACGCCATGTTCTTCCTCCAATGCCGTCAGATCGGCGGTCAAGACAAACTTTCCATCCGCCAGGCCCTGCTGGTCAGCGATCAATTGCAGACCGCCTTGCAAGGCGCTTTCCAGCTTCTCGATCGCCTGGCGATGGCGTAGGACGAAGGCGTACTCCTGCTCGGAGAACAGATAGCGCCGGCGCTCAACACTCTGCGCCTTCGCCACGCTGAGAAGCGCGGGCTCAACACTCTGCGCCTTCGCCTTGCGGTTCATCCCCATTGCACGTCATTCGGATTCACATTCAGTTCACTCGCCCAAGTGAACTGATTCCACAGGCCGCCCGTCGGGCACCAACCGGAATCGGTGGGCTTCACATGCAGCTCATCGGCCCAAGTGAAACTGTTCCATTGCTGGCACGGATGCGGGCTGAAGGGCAGCAGACATCCCGCCGGCGTATCCGCACGGAATGGCGGCAGTGTAATCGTTTGCGAATACACCCGGCCGCATAATTCGATCGAATCGAGATGGATGGTAAAGAGTAACTGCCCGCGCAAGGCCGGCGGGATCGGATCGGCAAATTGCAGGCGAAAGCCCCACTCGCTGATTTGCGTCGGATACTTCTCGATCGCTGGCGTGGGCGCGATCCGCAGCCCGATCGCTTTCCACGCACTGCTTTCGGGAACGACGGCCAAGCCTGACGTCCATTCGGTACCGTCCGCGTTATGCGCATAGGCCTGGACGGTCACTTGCGGCTTGAAGGTCGGTTGCCGATACGCGAGGTTCAGCCAGCCCCAGAACACGAGGCCGTGCATGTTCTCCGGCGCGGAAAACGATCGATAGATTTTCGCCGCATTTGCCGGGTCGCTCCAGTTCAACGCCCAGGACCCCATGCCGTAGGCCGATTGCGTTGAATCGATGCCCGCGCTCGTCAAACCGGCGAGAGACCAGGCGTCCAGATCGTTCGTTTCCTCGAATCCCCAGCTCGCGGTTTCCGGCCGGCACTCCCGGCCCGTAATCCGGACCTTGGAAAGATTGGTCAACCATGGTCCCGTGCCCGCCGTCCAGGCGGTAAATGATGCATTCGTGTTATAGGCCGCATCCAAGACAATCTGCGCCCGTGTCCAGCTATCGAGGCGCACGCCGTTGATGTAGATATCGAATTTCAACGGATCACGCCAGCCAATTGCAGCTGCCGCACGATTTCATTGGCGACTTGCTGTGTCGAGACGCCGGTTTGGACCGTCAACACGACATTTGGCCGCAAAGCGCCTTGTGAGAGTGCTGCGCGGACATCGGACATGACGGAAACCAAGGGCGACAAATCGATGCTCAGATTGCCCAATGAAATTGAGCTGAAAGAGGACTGGATGGAGGAAATCGCGCTCTGGAAACTGTCGATGATGGGCTGAAGGTTGAAGCTGGGGGCTGCGCTAGCAAGGCCGCCCAAACCGGCCATGGTTCGCAGCGCCGGCATGATGTCGCGGTCGATACGGCCCACCACATCGAAACGAAAATCACGCAGGATGGGCATGATATCGCGGTCGATGCGACTCACGAGGCCGGCTACGCCGCTCACCAGGGTATCGAGTTTGCTGGCAAACGCGAAAACCCACTTTTCCATGAAATGGAAATACGCAATGCCCTCGATGGCCAAGCCATGGACATCGTAAAAGATCATGCCCGTCAGCTGCTGCGTGTTTTCCATGACCTTTGTCTGGCCTTTGAGCTGAAAATTGCTGATTACGCCGCTGATGGCGGAAACCGCGCCTGAAACCAGACTGACCGCCCCGCCGATGCCGGATAAGGCCCCGGCGGCACTGCTGCCTGTGCCAGTTCCCGTTTGCGTCCCCGTCTGCACAGTGGTGGATCCGCCGCCGCCGAAGAGCCCGCCAAGGCCACCCATGTTTTTGAAGAAATCCTGCAAGCCTTTCGTGCCATCCGTCACAAATTTCTGAACCGCCTGGAGACCGGTCTGCACGAATGTCTGCGTGAACATCTTGCCGATATCGGTCAACATCGATTTGGTGACTTCTCCGAAACTCTTGTCGCCCGACCAGAGCGTATCCGTGATGTCCGAGGCTGCCTGCTTGATGGCGCGGTTCATGTTCTGCGCGCACTGCTGCCAGAGCTTGGACTGATCATCGGTCGCCTTCGCGGTATCGGTTGTGGTTTTGCCGAGGATCTGGTTATATTTGGCGGCTGATTTCTGAATCTCGTCCCCGGCCTGCGCGATGGCCTGGCGCTGCGTCTCGTTCATGGTGGCCCACTGCGTCTGCACGATCTGTACAATCTGATCCCAGGCGACTTTGTTGAGCCGCATGATTTCCTGCGTCGATGTGCCGGCGAGCGACACTTGCTTTTCCCAACCGGTTTTGACGTTGTAGACCATGTCATCGATGTCTTTGTCGGTCGCAAACTTGAGCGAATTCATGGCCTGCGTGACGCGATCGAGGCTCGAGACCGCATCCCGGCCCATCTGTTGAAAGACCTTATCGGCCTGTTCATACGTCGGGATAAAAGCCGCCACCGCCGCATTTACTTTTCGCTGTAAGTCGAGAAAGTCCTGCCAGTCTTTATAGAGCTTCGCGAAATCTCGGGCGTGCGTCGTGGCTAACTGGTCGATCGCCGCTGTTTGCCCCTGGATGGCCTGCGTTGTTTTCTGGGCGGCATCATTGAGCGCTTTCTGTTTCGATACGCCCTCGCCGACACTATCGAAAAAGCCTTGTATGGCGGCCTTTTTGTCCTTGAATTGTTGGGCTAGGTCCGGCGAAAAGACTCCCTTGTTCGATTGTTCATTGACGCTATTGAGGCCAGCCCCGATCTTTCCAAACAGATAGCCGAAATCATCGCCCATATCGTGAAAGGTCTTTTTGATCTTGTCGGGCAGCAAATCAAAGAGCTTGACGAGAGCATCATGATGTTTCTTCCCCATCTGCTGTACCTTGTCATTGGCATCGTTCAATTGGCCGGTCAATTGGTCCGAAGCCACAGCGACCACGGCTAGCAGCGCTACGACTGAATCTTCGATAGCCTTACAGGCCTTCGCCCAGGTAGCCTGCCAATCGATGACTTGCCGTCCATTCGCATCGAGTTTAGTTCCAAGAATGCCGAGCGCTTCTAGTATGCCCGCCAGTGTGGAATTCGCAGTCGTGCTTACGTTGTTGAACCCTAAGCCCAATTGGTCGAATAAGCTCTTAGCGGCACTGGTCAGAATGCCCGATTTCTGGAACCAATCGCCGAAAGCGGTCACCCATTTCAGCCCTTCGGTCACCCAGGAGACCAGTTTTTCGAGCGAAGGACCCAGCAACTGGGTAATGGCTGTCGCCAGCGTCTCGATGCCCTTCCCGGCCGCTGCCTGAAAGGCTGCCTGCGCGTCCCCAACTGCCTTATTGATCGACTTGAACGCATCGGATGCGGCGAGCGCCTTGGTCCCGGTATTCAAGAGCCAGGTGCCTACCGTTTCGGCGATCTGCATGCCGGCGAATCCCGTCGCGACGCCGCCGGCAACCGTGACCAGGCTGCCGAGACCCGGAATCAGAGAGCTGACGCGCGTTCCGAGATTCTGGAAGAACGAGCTGGCACTCGAGGCCGTTTGGCCAGCCTGCTGGATCGAGCCGGAAGCTTTCTGCAGATTCGTTGCACTCGCCGCCGTCGCTTCCGCCGCTTTCGCGGCCGAGCTGCCCAGCGTTTCGGCGCTCACGCTGGCCGTCTTCATCGCCGCGGCGCTCGATTCGGTGGCTTTCGCCGTGCTCGCGGCGGCATTGGAAACCAACCCGAGTCCACTCCCGGCCGCGGTGGTGGACGCATTCAACGCCATCATGGCCGCCGTGGTGGAGCTGGTACCCTTGGCAGCGGCATCCATGCCCATGCCGGCCACCGCGCTCGTTTTCGCGATCTCCTGCATGGCGGCAGAGGTAGCGCCCGCCGCCTGCGTCACGCCGTCCATCGAGACGTTCGCCGTGCCCATGGACTTCTGGACGCTCGCCATGGCGGCATCCGTGCCTTTCGTGATCGAGGCCAGAGCGGATGCGTACTGATCCGTCTTCAAGCCGAGAATGACGTTGATGACTCGTTCCCAGGTTTCCATATTGGAGTCTTCGCCTCGCTCAAAATCGCGGGCTCATCTGCTTCAGCTATGGACCCGCATGCCGGGAATACCCTTCAGGAAGCGGTCGAGATCGCCCATGGTCGCGTATTCCGGCCGCCTGTGCGCGCCAGGCGCGCCCGGTTCGATCCACGCCTTCGCGCTAGGGGTGAAGTCCCGCAACGTCAAATCCGGCGCCTCAGAGTTCTTGTTTGCGTGATAGAACAGCAAGGTAATCTGCCCGATCACCGCTTCCCAGTGTTCATTCGAGCGACGCCAGAGTTCGACCATCTCGTAGAAGAGCCGCGGGGTGAGTTGCCAGAATTCCTCCTGCGGGACATGCAGGTGCAGGCGCGCGAATCCGACTAATTCGTACCAGTCAGTCGAGCCTGGCCGTTGACGGGCGCCGAGGGAATCGCGTCCGCCTCCGGCGCCGGCGTAGGGTTTGCCTGCTGCAGGTTCAGCGCTTCCTGGATGCACTCGTTGTAATACTCCGCATTCGCCATCTCGCAGAGCGAACGGACCTTTTCAAGCGTGAGATCGGGCTCGTCATGAACCAGGCCGGCATGCAACATAACAATCATCTGGCGCGTTTTGGGCAAATTGTCCTGATTCGCCTTCTCGATCACTTCGGCGGCTTCGAAGGTGTAGTAGAGATGCCGTTCCTTGCCGTCGGCGAGGAAGATCGGAACGGGATCGATTTTCTTCGGTTGTCGTTGTGGCATAGGTTAAGCCTGGATCGGAGAGCTTTGGACCGCATTGGCCAATGGCATGGAGGGAACGGGTCTTGTCGGGATCGGAGAGCCTGTCGGAGCGCCCAGGGTCGATCCGCCGAATTTCAAGGTCGCGGGCTTGCCTTCGGAAACCGGCATCACGTTCTGACCATGTTCCACTGTCATCGCTCCATACTGCTTGATGGTCGCGACCAGTTTCATGACAGCGGTGCCCTGGAAATTCAGGGGCAGACCCGTCACCGACCCGGCAAACGTGACGACAAGCTGCTTAGATGGATCGGTCAAATCGTAGTTGCACACCACCCGATAGGGCCGGATTTCTTTCGTCTGCGAGAGATGAATCAGACCCGTCGTTTCATCATGCGTGGGATCGTCCGGCCAGTAGTTGACCGTCAGGGTCACATCTCCCGGCGTGGTGAGACCAGGAATCTGCTGCACGATGCGGCTCGGATTATTCAAATTCGTCACATCGAGCATGGCGGTCGACGGGGAAGCGATCGTCACGGATTCGACGTTGGAAATCTCCTGCCAGGTCGGCTCGCTCGAGCTATCGGCACACGTGCCGAGATAGACATACGCCGGCACCGGCATGAAGCCCGGATAGGTGCCACCCGGCGCAATCTGTTCACAGATGCTCGCGCCGCCGGATGTGATCCCGACATTCGCACCCGTCGTATGCGCTGCCGCGGTCGTGCCCGCCTGCGCCCGGGTCACAGTGAGAATCGGGTCCCCTGCAATCGATGTCACTTTCATTTTTTCCGCATCGATTTGCAAGATGTCGTTTGCTTTTACCGGATCATGCCCTGCATTTAAGGCGGCAGTGGTTGTAACTGCATCCATATCGGCTGTCAGTGTTGTGGCCATAGAAAACCCTTCCTTTCTGCGTTAAAAACCGAAGATCTGCACGGTCACCAAGGCCGCGCGAAGCTTGTCGTCTACCCGGCGGATGGAGGCCGCTGCGATAGCGGTCTGGAGTTGGCGCTTCAGACCACTGGCCCAACCCGTCACAATGAGGGGCCTGGCTTCGAACAGCGCAATCAGGCACGAGCCGATCTCGCGCACCTGGCGGAATCCCTTTTCGCTCGCATCGTCGGTAGAAAGCGCCGTCAGGAGCTGCTGGATCGAGAGAGAGGAACTCTGCGAAATCATCCCATCGCGAACGGCATTCAGTTGATCGACGACGACATAGGGATACTGGGCGTCGTCGGGCACATAGTCATACACGCCCGAGACGCGGCTCATGAGCAGGCTTTCGTTGCGCATGCGTTCGACCAGGGCCACCTGGATATCGAAGAGATCCGGGCTCATTCTTTGCGTCTTCGCCTCGCTGGGAAGCGCGGGTTCATGCCGCCCTTCCACCGATGAGCGTGGCGAGGCGCGCGTAGAAATTTTCCATCGCGAGATCGACGGAGGGCCAGAAGTAGGGCCGCGGCCGCATATGCCGTGTTCCGTATTCGACAAAGCCCGCGTAATTCACGTTCACACCCACCCCGACCACGCCGCCTTGCGGTGGATTGTTGATCACCGCAATCGAAGCCCGCAACCGCCCGGTGCGAACGGGCGCGGCGCGCTGGGCACGCGCCTGGATGTCGAAAGCGGTGACGGTAAACTCACGGCGGATCCAGTCGGGCCAACCGCGCAGGTTGTCCCAGGTCGCCTTAATTTCGGGCAGCCCTTGTACTTGTACCGTTTCTTCCACGCGCGATTTGATCCGCCTGAATCGTGAATTGGGTCAAGCCCCAGACCACGCTGCGAATGTCCAGCAGATTCGGGCTGCCATCCGGATTCGCGTCGACGATTTCGGGCAATTCCACCCGGTTCTGATGCGTGATTCCCATGGGCGGCCGCCGGATTTCGATTTTGTAGGTCGCCTCAATCGCCATCTGCTCGCCGGCATAGCGCTCCGGCAGCGCTTGCGGGGTAATTTTGGCCCAATCGCGATGAAATTCCGCCCAGGTTTCGACCTGACCGCCGGCGCCATCATCGACCGCCTGGCGCTGATAGAAAACCGCCGTATCACGCAACTCGGACGCTTCAAGGACGCTCGCCAAACCGCACCATCAGTTCTATTTGAATGGTCACGAGGGTCAGAATCGTCGCCACCGACCAGTGTGCGTTCTGCCAGGCGACGATCAAGAGAGCAGCCTCGCCGAGAATACGCATGGCTCCCGATAACGTGAGCAGCTTTCTTGGGTTCCCTTCGAAACGGCGTTTTCCTTCGCGGTAGGAGATCCTCCCGTCCGCAACGTCGCGCAGGGCTTGCACAGCAGCCCGTTCGTCTCCCGTTAACTGTCCCTTCAGAGCCATTGCACGCGCAGCGGATACCAGAGCGTCCGCACCGTGGGCGGCAGATTATTCACCACATTCTCGGGACTCGGATCCGAGGCCTCGCCGTCGCGGTGGTCATAGAGCCAGCTCGTCAATTGATAAATGCCCTGCAGCATGTTACCGGGCATGGGGTTCTCGATCTGGTCATAGCCCGCTTCAAACTGAATCCGGTAGTAGAAATGCGCCTGGCTTCCCTCCGCCAATCCGCCATCGCGGTAACTCAGATCAAAGGGCGTCAGGTTGCGGATAAAAGCATCATTGAGCGCCAGGCCGCTGGGGTAAAGATAGATGCGCGCGCCCAGGAGTTGATACGTTCCGGAAGCCATTTGGCTCCAGGTTCCATCGCTCGCTTGCAGCTCAAAGGCGAGGATTTTCGTCAGCGGCCAGCGTGGAACCTTCAAAATGCGCTCCTGCGCATCACAGTCGTAGAAGGCCTCGTAGGATTGGCGATAGGGAGGCCGCGAGGTATACCGCTCGCATGCAGCCACCGCCGCCGCGGCCTTATCGGTTAACAGCGTCGCGTCCGGCTGGCCGTTCACCCGCGCGTTCAGTTTCAGATCGTCCAGCGTCAGCGGGATCGCCGCCGGCGTCGTCACCTTCACGTCCTGGAGCATCGGGTTCCTTTTCGGGTTTCGGTTCGGGCTCGGGTTTTGGTTCGGGTTTGGGATCCGGCTTCGGCTGCTTTGTTTCGTGCGGCGCGTTTCCCTTGTTTGTGTAATCGGTTTTCATGGCGTTCCTTTCCGAGAAAGAAGGGCGGAGCGAGATGGTTCGTTTTGGAGGTTTTTTCATACAGCTCCGCCCTCTTCGTCTATGCGACGTAAGTTATTTTCTTGTTGGCTTCGCCGGTTCCGCTGTGCGTGAGGCATCGGATTCGTGATCGGCGTGCGGTGGCTTGGGTAGTTGCTGCCCAAAGGCTGAAACCGTCTGCGAGGAGAGGCCGGCGTTATACACAAAAGCGTCGGGCAGAAAGACCGCCAATGCCAGCCGCTCTTCGGCGCGGATGGTGACCAGGTTTCGAATGAAGTCGTCCTCGTTTTGATTCGCGACCTGGATATTCGCCGTCATGCGGTCGAAGATCTCGGCGCCGGTTGCGAAGTCACCGACCAGGGCGCTGCCCGGATTCATCATCGGGTTCAGCACCACGCGCGTTCCCCACAGAGAAAGAGGCGTGGTCGCCTGCGGGCCGCCCAGAATATACATCCCCATGGCGTTTTTCATGAGCGCCATATTCCACCAGGCGGAGTTGCTGACGACGGCGGCTGTTGCGACGTAACGCCCGGCGGCGAGCTGCATCAGCATGCCGGCGAAATAGTCAATCGCGGTGGCGTTTGTCACTGCCGCATCAAAGGCGGCTTTGTCGAACGGAGTCGCCTGCGGCACGATGCCGTAGAGATGCCCGGCCGCGCCGTCGCCGTAGAGGATCTCGTAGTCTTCCTTGCGATCGATGCCGATAAGCAACCGGTTATTGATATCGCCGGCCAGCATGGGAGCATCATCGAGCATTTGGGTTGGGACCTTGATGTAGTGGGCGATTGTGACGACGGGCAATGCCATCACTTCATAGGCGAGCGTCGACAGCTTCTTTTTGTCGCCGTACTGGACCTGATAGTCGGCGGTGTAGGTCGAGTAATCATACGGCGCTTTCTCCCGCAAGTAGCGGATGGAGTCGCTCGAGGTGGGTGCGCTGGGAATAATCGAGCGCATCGTTGGTGTCCAATCGGGCGGGCGCTGGATACCGGGCACGAGCGTAGGCGCCACCGGAAACCACTGGCCGCTCGGAAAAAGTGACGGAACGGGTTGTGGGCCATAGGCGGGAGCGGCTTGCAGTGCCGGAGCCCCCGGCGCCCCGGAAGTCCCTGGCGTGATAGTGACTCCACCGCCAGCCGTGCCATCGGCTTTCACTCCGGGCGTAAACGGTACACCGATTTGGAAATGACCCTTGGCGAACTCCACACTGACCGGGCCTTGCTTGCCGCGCTTATGCCATTCCTTGAAGACCGAACTGTCCGTGAAGGCTTCCCCGTAGGTCTTCATTCCCTCAAAACCCGGAGCGCCGGGAATCGATTTCCGGTTCAAGCGCGTCGCAACCTCGTCAAGGTCCTTGCGCATCTGCTTGTTTTCGTCCTGCAGCGTCTTGAAGTCTTTTTCGCGAAAATCCTTATAGGCGTTGCCGATTTCCTCACCCTTCGCCTCGAGCTTGATGAGCTTCTCCTTTGTCTCCGGATCGAGATAACCCTTGGCCTTGATCTCCTGCAGGGCCTGCTTGGTTTCCGTTAATTGGGTGGTGATTGATTGCTTGTGCTGATCGAGTAGTCGGGTCAGCTCACTGTAGTCCATAGATAGCCTCCATGCTGATGTCGAGTAAGTGCGCTTCAATTGCCTTCGCGATATCCGCCGGCACAGCGTCCCGCGTGTGCTTTTGAATACCGCCATAGCCCTCGGCCAGTAGCGCTTTGGCCAAGGCAGTAGGAAGCCCCGCGTCCCGCAAGAAGCTTTCCCAATCCCGTATGGTTCTCAGATCTTTGGCAGAAAGAATCTGCGCCTGTTCGTTGGCCGGAAAGGTCACCGGCGAAATCTCATAGAGCTTGATGCCGAGCAGTTCCCGGACTCCGTCTTCGAGATAGGCATATTTGGTTGGGTCGTAGCCGATGGAAAGGCCCTTGACGATGCCTTCTTTGATGAGCAACAGTGCTTCCTGGGCGCGCTGCAGGGTCATGAGAAGCTCGCCCTCCATCAGAAGGCCGTTGGTGTTTTCCTGAAGCGATGTAGTCTTGCCGATCGGCTCGGCGGTGCGGTGTTGCCAGAGCATCGGCACCTGGCCGCCGGTCGCGGCAATCGTATCGAGAAAGGCACCCGGCCGCACGACATCCCCTTGCTCGTCGACATTGTTAAACGTCGAGGCATACCCGAGAATCTTTCCTTCGTCGGAGGTCTGTTTGATTTCAAACCAAAACGCTTTGTGCAGCATCGCGTGTTACTCCTTCGCCGGAAAGCGCTTTCCGGCCGCGGGCCTCTCCAGGTTGTTCATCTCCTGCGCAGCCTGATCTAGGAATTCGCGCTCTCTATCGGTCAATCTCCAGAGCCGGCCTGTGACAATCAGCATCATGACCGGACCGTTCGCGCACACATGGCGGGCCATTTCATGAATGCGCCAATCGAGTAGTCCGGCCTCGGCTGGCCATGCGGACAAGAGCCAGAGAAAGCGACGCCGGATCATAACTTTCCTAAGCTCCAGAGCACCCATATGAGAACCAGAAAGATGAGAATCGCCGTGATGATCAGTGCAACCACAACGCGAGTCTTAGAAACTCCAGGACCAAAAAAGCAAATACAGCGGCGCCGTCAAATCAAAAATTTAGCCTGATAATCAGAGGGATGCCGCCTGAGACGAAAATCAATATTCCCCTGTCGCTCAGAGAGTGGAGCCAGATTCTCATGGCGCTGCATCGTGTGGGCTCTTTCGATCTGCACGCGAAGATCGCCGGGACGCTTCAACTGTTGGACCTGGATTCTGAAAAGATTCCGGCAGAAGTGAAGATCGACGAGGATTGAGAAATGCCCCCGAGTGACGAAAAACTCATCGCGGTCCTTGCCGTTTCCGAATGGCGCATTATTTTGAAGTCTCTCGAAACGATTCTGGCCTTGCAGCCCGCCTTGCATCTGCCGATTGGTTCTGAGAGTCCCCTCGCTATCCGGCAATTGCTCAAAAAATTACAGGACTCGTTACAACAGTTTTCGGAATCCGTCAATCGTCCGAACGAATAGCCGCTTCCGATAATTATTAATTACGTCAAGCCGCCTGATAGCCCACCGTACACCGGCAGTTGATCGTATTGTCGGGGGTCGCTCCATGTGAACTATCCCCCGGCCACAGCAACTGCTCGCCCTCGACGAGAAAGAATTCATCCAGATGTTGTTTCTGGCCGTCGGCGGCCGCATGCGCCGGCCGTGTCCGATCGTCGTTGGTCGCCACCCAAACCTTATCGAGCGGGATCCCGGAGGCCCGCGCGGCTTCATAGCTACCCAGATTCGAAGCCGCGATCACTTCCGTGCGGGCAATCGTGCGCGCCCGCGTTTGGGACCAATCGTTGTAGCGGCCCTGAATCCGGCCGGCGAGCTGCGGGATGCTTTCGTTCGCCGCGGTTCCCTGCGCCAGATCGTTCGCCAGTACCTCCCGGCTGGTAGCTGTCAAATCGTTCACGCGCCGCGCTCCGTGCCGGACCAGCCAGCTATTTACTGCCGAGCGAAACAGGTCACTGACGCTTTTCGAGTGTGACTTTGCGGCCTCGATCTGACCCAGAATGTGTTCGCCGAACTCGCCCGCGACACCGTGATAGAGCTTGGCGTAATAGTCGAGCCATTGCGGCGCATGTGCTGTGACCGCCGTCAAGGCTGCCTCGACGCCCGCCCGATAAAAAACATACGTTACATACTGGCCTTCCTGCCCAAAGCGCTCAGCGGCTTTGGCAGCTCCGCGGTGTACCCAGACCTTACGCCGGCGATCGATCTGTTGCCAGTAGCGGCCCCGGGCCCGACCCGTACGCAGGCTAGTCATTCTTCGGCTCCGCTTCCTGGACCAGACGTACGGCTTCCTTCACCGCTTCCTGCCAGGCTTCCTGGATCCGCGGCGGCAACTGTTCCCACTCGGGCATCGGCAATTGCTGATAGTTCTTGTGATCGGTCACTTGACCGTAGGCTTCGTAGGCCGCGGCGGCGATGGCGCTCCAGTCTGTCACCAGCATCATTGCACGGCCGCGACCGGTTTCCCGTTCAACAACTGGGGCGGCGGTACGCCTTCCATCGGCGGCTGGTCCGGCGGCAGCGCCAGTTCCTCGAGCAAGACCGTCCCCGCGCCTACGGTCAATTGGCCGGCAATTTTCTCTGTGCGCTTTGCATAGCCGAGTTCAAGCCGTCCTTCATCCCGATCGATGAGACCGCGATCGACGGCTCCGAAGACCCTGTTCCAGGTCTTTTCGCGATCTTCCTGCAGGGCGTCGACCGAATCCCGATCGACCGCCAGGAAAAGATTCTCTCCAAATTGCGGGCAGAGCCACAGCGTCAGGAATCCGCACACGAGATCCCACAGCGGCAGGACCGCTTCGGTATAGAGACCCTTCCGCGCCTCTTGGTAATTGCTGTAGGTCTTGTTTTGCGTATCGCCGACCAGCTCGGGCGGTACATGCAAGATAGCGGCGATGTCACGCTTTTCGAGGCCCCGCAGTTCGAGCGCCTGCATCTGCTCGGGCGAAAACGCCTGGCCCAGCCAGGAAAAATCTCCACTCACCACCATGGGCGTGCCGGCGGCGGCGCTCCCCATATACTCATCGCGCAGGTCGCGTTTGAGCTGATCCTGCTGCTCGGGCGTCAGATCCGCCTTGGCTTGCAGAATGCCCGGCGGGCGTCCCGAGTTTTGTAAAAGAGATTTTTGGACGTGTTTCGATTCATTGATCGTGTCAATCCCATAGGCGGCGGCCCGCAGCGGCGACATGCCGTACCAGGGCTCAAGCGGATTGAATAGCTTCGCGTGGCCCATGTCTTCGGGAGACCAGCGAATCTGCGTTCCAATCAAACCATAGTGATCGATGAGTGTGGACGAAGTCGCGACATCGTTTGTCAGGTAAACCTGGATGAGATCGGGCCGATGCGTGTAGAGTTCATTCGGCGGCCGGCTAGTGAAGGGACGTACGGCTTCGAGGAAACAATTGCCGCCGCAGAGCAGATAGCCCACCGTGTATTCGAGCAGGTCCCCCAGCGATTGCGCGGGGTTCGGCCGCCGCATCAATTGCGCCAATGGAAAATTTGAACCGGTCAGCTCCTCGTTGTCGTCTTCGGTTCCCTGATAGAGACCGATCCGCAATTGCCGGCCGGCAATCAGGATGGTGGTGATGCAGGAATAGACATCACCGCAGCGCACAAAACCCGCTTGTACGAGTGAAGTGTAGTCGCCTCCCGTCCAGACCGCCCGGTTGCCATACATGCGCGCAATATAAGGCGCGATCGCAGAGGATTTCGTTAGGATCCGCCAAGCAAATTTGGCGCGATCCTTCCAGGTGATGGGACGGCCCTGCTTCATTCGGTTTCTTCGCTGGGGCTCTTGCTATACAAGCGGTAGACTTTCGGCAGCGTCCGTTTGCGGCGCCAGTTCATGGCCTGGCTGAAGGCGTCCACGTCGTCGTCGTTCTTCACGTTCGGGAACTTACTGAAAAGCGTGACCCATTGATGAGTCCAGGCTTTGTTCTCCGGCAAATAAACATTGCCGGCTTCCACATCGGCCGTCGCGGCCTGCGCACGCGCCACTTTGCCGCCCTCCGGCTTCAGCGCAATGATGCCCGGGATCTCGCGTGACAGTTCTTCGATCACGGCCGGCCCGTTCGCTGCATCCTCGATCAGAATGTGTGAGATGCGTTTATCGTCCGCTCGTATCGAGCGGATCGCCGCTTTGGTCGCCGAGTAGCCGAGATGTTCAGTTTTCTTCTCGATGAGGTAAGCTTTGGGGCCCACAAAGCCAATCACCTCGAGGGAGACGTAGTCACTCGTTTTGTAGTCTTTAAACGCGCAATCGACGCTGAGAACAACAAAGTCGAAGGCGGGAGCGGTTTTATAAAACTGCCACCAGCCCGGCTGGAACAGGATGCCCGACTTCGGCGCCGGCCGTTGCTGGTATTGGCCGGAATACGCAGCCGAGCCCATTTCACGCTGCAGATTCCCGAGAACTTCCTTCGGAAAGCGGACCGGCTCGAGCAGATCCCCTTTTTCCCGGATCCAATCGACACCGGACAGCGGCATCGAAATGATGGTGCGGTCCTCCGCCTCGGCTTGCAGGTCGAGATGCGTCCAGCCGCCGTCCGCCAGCAGCTCGCCCGTGGCGTCGTTCTCATGCAGCCGCTGCATGATCATGACGATCGAATCGGTCGCCGGATTATCGAGTCTCGAAATCAGCACGTTGCGAATGTAGGTGACCGCCGTTTCGCGTTCGGCATCAGACAAGGCTTTTTTCGGGGAATGCGGATCGTCGATGACCAGGCGCTTGCCGCCGCGGCCGGTACCGCCCCCGATCCAGGTGGAGAACATCGAGCCGGCATGTGTCGAGACATACTCGTCCTTCAAATTCACGTCGGCCGAAAGCTGGACATCCACGCCCCAATACCCGCGGAACCATTCCGATTGAATGACGTTTCTGCGCCGCACCGAATCCCGGACGCTCAAATCGGCCGCATAGGTGGCGAACATCCAACGGGAGGTGGCCTGGTCGCGCGCCCACTCCCAGGTGGGCCACAGCACGGAAACCGCGCTCGACTTGCCGACCCGCGGCATGATGTTGATGATCAGCCGACGGATTTGGCCCAGTGTGACGGCGGTCAGATATTCGCATAGCGCGTCGAGATGGCGGCCGGCGATGAGCGGCGTGACGGGTTCGAGCAGCGGCCAGGCAGCTTCCACATAGCGGGCGAGCGAGTCACTGTAGCGCTTCCGCTCCGCCTGCCGTGCGCGCCGCGCCAGAATCTCGGAGTAGAGCCAATCGGCGACTCTGGCCCTCGAGGCGGGCGAGCAGGTCGAGGAGCTGATTATCGGAGAGTTCATCCAGATCCAAGTGGTGCTCGTGCCGGTCGGTGAAGAGCTTCAGATGCTTACCCAGGAGTTCCAGCGATCCGCGCTTGTCCGCCAACTTGAACTTGGTCCGTTTGATTTCCCGCGCGTCTTCGCCGCGTCCTTCCGTGTAGGCCTCTACCGTGATTTCCTGAATCGCCTTGGCTTGCTCGCGGGTCAGGCTGGAGAGATCCACATACGCGTCACCGAACTCGGTTGTGCCGATGTAGTCGAGCATGTTCGAAAAGCCCATGTAGGCGAGTTCGGAAAGGATGCGTTCGGAGGTGATTTCGAGCTTGTCCGTGCGTTTGCGGAGGCTCTCGGAAATGAGCTGCTGAATGTTAGCATTTGCTAACATTTTCGAGCTGTGAATGCGTGCGGTCTTTTCTGTGTAACCTGCTCGAACAGCAGCCTTTGTCGCGTTCAGATCGACCAAATACTCTGCGACGAACAATTTTTGCTTTTCGGTGAGCTTTTTGGACCGTTTCTGCTTCATGCCGAGAGGGCTTTCCGCTCGATCGCCTCCGCCCACATTCGGGCCGCCTCCAGCGCCTCGCGGTAGCTGGCATGTGGAATCCGCGCGATGTCGACCCAGTTCGGGTGTGTCACCGGCAGAATCACGCGCCAGGTGCCCTCAAGGCATTTGATCTTGAGCTTCAAGCCTACGTCGTGGTCAATGGTTACGCCAGGCATTCCAGCACCACGCGCAGAAAGATCGGTTGCACTTCTGGTGGGGCGTAATGCAGCCCGCTGCGCTTGCCGTTCAGCCGCTTCAGGTCCCAGGGACGGCCTTCGATCGAAGTGTCTTCGAAGGAATAGCGGGTAGGAGCAAGATGACCTGAGGACGAACCGTGACCATTTCCTGCTAGCTGGATTCTGTCAACAGAATCGAGCTTCCGCAGATGGCGCTCGTGAGCGGCCACGATGGCGCCCTTGGCGTTGTGTTCGAGCGTGACGAGGCCGCGCGCATAGAGAGCCTCAATCGTCGAGCGGGTGCGCACGCCGACATATTCGCCGTCACGAAACAGCCGGATTTTCGAATTTTGAAACAGGGGTAGAAACGCTACAGGACACGCATTGGTTTTACGGCGTGCGCTCGCCGGGCTGAATTATCAACAGCATACACGAAAGCGGACGAGCGTGAAACACCGTGCTTGCACCAATGCTATAGATTTTCCTAGTTGCGATGACTACTGCGCTGTTGTAATCTATAAACAGAGAGAGCGAGCAAACGCTCTCCCCTTGGAGAAGGAGATAACAAATGGCACAGATGATTCGAGAGTACAAAGCAGCTCCGGATGCGGAGCGCTGGAATCGCATTGCGAAGCAGGAATTGATCGATCTGATCGAGGAATGCAGACAAGGCGCGTCACGTGAGACGAACGACATCGCATTGCGTTCATGGAATGAGACGCTGGAAGAGGCGGAAGAGACGCTGCGGGAAATGGAGAACGGCTCGCTTGCCTGGGCGGCGCAAGACGAGGACGGCTGGTACTTCGCTGTAGGCGAGCAGCGCTTCGATGACGATCAAGCGAAGGTATGCGATGCAGAAGTCGCAGCGAAGAACGAGTGGTACGACGAACACCCCGATTTCAACGCACTGACCGACGAGAAAACGGACGAAGCAATCGCTGCCGAGCTGGACGGCCGCGATTTGCGGCGCGGTGCAAAGTTCGATTCCCTCGCGAGCGGCTGGGACTTTCACGAAGCGGTAAAAGCGGGTCTGGACGCCTGGGCCGCCACAGTTGGCGAGCAAGAGCGCTAATGACTGACAACGTGCTGATCGCTATCATCGCGGCGTGCGGAGTGGTGATTTCGGCTGTGTTGGTGCTAGGCGGAGCAATTTTTGCTTACGTCGCGGGCGGTAAGGAAACAAACCGCCGCCTGGATCGCATCGAACACACACTCGAAGTGATCCAAGGCGACATGACGCGCTGGAGCGAACAGATCTTTAAAATCAAGGCGCATATCAAGCTGGATTAAAAGACCTCAGCGCTTATGACTATCCACCTCTCGATCGAGCGCGACCGCATGAGCGAGTTGCACAAATCCGGCCGGTATCGCTGCAAGCTCATCGCCTCGGACGGACGAAGGTTGTTCATGAGCACGCGCAATGCGGGCTCGGTCGCGAGCGCGAAGCGCGACGCTGAAGACCTGTTTGGAGCAATCGCCTGGCGCGACACAGAACAACAAGACGTACGGGCAGAGGCGACGATTGAGGTGGAGCGATGACCAAATCCGATCTCGAAGTGTGCCAGTCGTTATGACGATCGACGAACGACTGGAAAAACTGGTCGAGCGTCATGAGGCGCTGGCCGAGAGCGTCGAGCATCTGCTTCACGCGCAGCAGAAGACCGATCAGGAATTAAAGAAGCTCAGCCGCGAGATTCGCATCTTTACGCGGATTGCGCGGGTCATGCTCTTCGATCACGAAGCGCGGCTGCGCGATCTGGAACAGAGGGACGGCGACGGAGATAACGGCCATGACGAAGACGGAGAAGAGTGAGATCGCCCGCGCCCTGGCCGCGCTGCGCAAGCATAAGCGCGGCGGGCGAGCACCGAGCTGCACGTGCGGCGAGTGCGCGAAATGCAAGAACCGCGCAACGGTGCGCAGATTTCGTAAGCGGCAAGCTGCGGGGACGGCCTGACTATGATACGCGTCTATGAATATGGTTGCCTTCGCCCTATCGCTGGCGAAGCAGAAGCAATGGAACAAATGCGGCGGCGCAACCGGCTGTGGAACGCCTTGGTTGAGGTCGAAACGACACATCGCCAAAAGGCAGCAGAACTCTTGAGTGAGCCGGAAGAGCAGGCTCCCGTGACCCAAGCCCTCGAAACCTTGCAAGATTTGCGCACGGCCATCAAACAGAAGCGCCAAGCCGCGCGGTCCACCAAAGTGGACGTGAGCGAGCTGAAAACTGAGATCGCAGCCACAAAAGTGCAATTGAACGGGTCCATCGCCATCGCCAAGGCCAAACGCAAAGAACGGGTAGCGGAGCGCAAATCTCAGCTCACCGAGTTAAACCAACAGCGCGTTACAGCCATGAAACAAGCAACCCATGCGGCAGAGTTGTATTGGTGTAATTACGATGATGTTTTGGCAAGCTACGATACGGCACGGCAGCGCAGCCGGACGGGGTTGCGGTTTCATGCGTTTCGCGGGGAAGGAAAGGTTTCCATACGCTATCAAACGGGACTGCCTGTCGAGAAGGTCTTCGGCGAGGATACACGCTTGCAGCTACGTGCCCTGAGTGAGGAAGAGATCCGAGCGACAGGACGGAAAAACCCAAAGGCACGTCATGAGGTCGCCCTACGCGTGGGTAGCCTCCGCCGCGCTCCCATTTGGTTTCGCTTGCCCGTCGTCCTGCATCGCCCTCTGCCAGAAGATGGAATCGTGCGTGCAGCCGCGATCAAGCGAGAAGTGGTGGCCGGGCGCCCGCGATACAAGTTGCTGATTACCGTAAACGATTTGGTCGATGTCGAACCCAAAGCGGGCGAACGTGTGTGTGCGATTGACGTCGGGTGGCGCCTGGTTCCAAGCGACGAAAAGAAACCAGAATTGCGCGTGGCCTATTGGGCCGACGCGGAGGGCCAGCATGGCAGCTTGAGACTGTCACATTCGGTGTTATGGGAGTTTGAACGAGTCCGCACCCTGCAATCGACGATCGATAAGAAATTCGAGGAGATAAAGGCATATTTGATTGATCGGGTTGGGCATGAAGAACTAGCTGTACCGACCGAGGAATTGCGGCAGGAACTCGCAACGATCGCGCAGTGGCGTTCACCGGGACGGCTCTATGGCTGGGCGCGGAAAGCGAAGGAGGCAGGCCTTGCGGACGTGGAACTGGAGAACTGGAGGCGCAAGCAGATGCATTTGTACCAATGGGCAGCCAATCTTCAGGATCAAGTCGTCAAGCGCCGCCGATATATTTACCGGAATTTTGCCGCGCAGATAGCGGGTCATTACGACCGGATTATCTTAGAAGAATTCGATCTGCGGCGAGTAGCCGAGCACGCGCAGCCCGAGGCCAAAGAAGAAGCGGTTGAAACGAGAGCAGCACGCTATCGGCAAATTGCATCGATCTCCGAACTGCGAACGACGCTAGAGAATACGGCGGCACGCGAAGGCACGCAAATTGAAAAGAGGGAGGCTCGACTGACTACACAGCGGTGCCATGTCTGCGGGAATACGGCACGCTGGGATGCGGCGGAATCCGTGATACATAGATGCGACCTGTGCCAGAGCGTCTGGGATCAGGACTACAATGCAGCGCAGAACTTATTGCGTGAGTTCGCAGATCGGCCGGTATTGGAAGCAAAAGCGTGATCTTCGCGTTTCGAGTGAATCGGCAACGGGTAAAAGCCTTCGATAGTATAGTTTATGAAGCAGTTGCAAAGCCCTGCTCAGTGGGAAAAGAACTGAGACTGGATGCGCGAAGGACACTTAATCAGCCCTGCTTGGCGTTGCAAAGCCCTGCTCAGTGGGAAAAGAACTGAGACATGCCTGCTGCCGAAGATTTCGGGACTCGTTTATTGGTTGCAAAGCCCTGCTCAGTGGGAAAAGAACTGAGACGAACGATTGCCGCTATCAAGCGCGGGCACTGGTTTCGTTGCAAAGCCCTGCTCAGTGGGAAAAGAACTGAGACATGGCATGTGGTTAGAATCCGTTTTCCGGGATGCGACCGTTGCAAAGCCCTGCTCAGTGGGAAAAGAACTGAGACAGGATTTCCTCAATGTTACATGCGCGGAATACCGCGTTGCAAAGCCCTGCTCAGTGGGAAAAGAACTGAGACCCGCTCTTGCACTTCCCAGGGCAGCATGGCGCGCATGGTTGCAAAGCCCTGCTCAGTGGGAAAAGAACTGAGACCGTACAAAAACCCACTGCACCCGCCGCCGGAAGTTGTTGCAAAGCCCTGCTCAGTGGGAAAAGAACTGAGACGTCGTTTCAACGACCGAGTTTGATCATCTCGCGTCGTGTTGCAAAGCCCTGCTCAGTGGGAAAAGAACTGAGACATTGATCCTCGATTCGCCCACGGCGGTAAACGCCACTGTTGCAAAGCCCTGCTCAGTGGGAAAAGAACTGAGACAGCACATGCGAGATGCGGGGATGCTTGGCGCGCATGGTTGCAAAGCCCTGCTCAGTGGGAAAAGAACTGAGACACTGCTAATTCTCGTGCACAATGTCTTTGAAGTGGGTTGCAAAGCCCTGCTCAGTGGGAAAAGAACTGAGACTCCCGATGAACCAAAGCTGTTTGCGCTTGTCCACGGTTGCAAAGCCCTGCTCAGTGGGAAAAGAACTGAGACTGAGCAGTAAACAGAAATCCACCCTGATCCAAATTGGTTGCAAAGCCCTGCTCAGTGGGAAAAGAACTGAGACCAAAATCGCTGCGAGGAGTTCAATGAGAACGAAAGGTTGCAAAGCCCCGCTCAGTGGGAGAACAACTGAGACAAGATCTCGAACTCTCAAGTTCTGAATCCAGTATCGGTTGCAAGTCCCTGTTCAGTCCGTCGCCCGCCGGACACGAGCCGATCGAGCCGTTCACGCGCCGGCAGTGGACGAACGCAGTGCGCAGAGCGGGCGTCGTCATTGCAGCCACGCCTTTCGCGGAGCCTCAGGCCCCAATCGTTCGGAGGTATCGGCGAGATCACATCGTAAGGCTTGGATCTCGGCCTGTATGCTTCTGATTTGGCCTTCGATAACCCTGCTTTCGACTCGAAGGTCTTTTACTCCAACTTCGATCTCGTTCCAGAGGCACACTAGGCGCACGACGCAGAAAACCGCTGTAGAAATCAAGTAGCCCAATACGAAGCTGCAGGCGAGACCCAGAAGCTTCCACAACAATGGCTCGGTCATGAGGCCTTCTCCACGGCGGCCACCACCGTTTCCGTCGAGGCCGGCTTCGGCTTCACCGCCACCCTCTCCGGTTCCACCACGCGGAACGTCTGCCCGGTAGCCTCTTCCCATTCTGTGACTCTCCGGCGCGCCTCTTCTCGCGAAATGCCGTCGGCTTGAATCGCCGTGGAAAGAGAGAGCGGGCCGGTATAGGCGCAGAATTTTGCGGCTCTCGCGCGCGCCGGCCAAGTCTTCGCCGTGACCACCATCGGCTGGCGGGCGCGACGCAAGGCCGCGGGATCGACCTGCACTTCGGTCGTTTCAGCCATGCTTCGCCTCCAGAAGCGCACTCGGATTTTCAGCCTGGCGCGGCGGTTTGCGCGGCGCACCGCGGCAACGCGGACAGGGTAAGAACTGCCGCTCAGGCGGCCAATCGAGCCAGACCGAATTCGGCACCTGCTCGCATTCCGGGTTGAAAATTTCGCCCGTTCCGCCGCACTCCGGGCACACTTCGCCTGCGCGATCCGGCGGACCAGTGCCGTTCACCAGGCCGGCGGGTTGCCCGCGACAGCGCGTTTCGAGATACGCCGGCACCGTCTCGCGCCAAAGTGCAGCGGATCGCTGCAGTTTGCCCTTGTGCGTGGCGAGCACCGCGTCCGAGATTTCGCCGTCATCGGCGTCCGGTTTCACCTGGCGGGCGCGTTCGACGATCTGCCGGACCAGCTCGCTGTCGGTTCCGGGGAATGCCTCGCGGACGAGCCTCTCCGTTTTCGGGAAATTTTGCGCGAAACGCGACGCCCCGGCGGCTGCGGCGGCTGCTTGCCCCTGCGCCGCGGGTTGCACGGCCTGCGGAGAGCGCTCCTCGCGCGCGCTAGCAGCAGCAGCCGAAGCTGCTGCTGTATATACCGAAGTAGAAGATGAAGAAGGAGCGTTATTCTCGCGTAACACAGGCGTTACGGGAGTTGCCTGTTCCGTCGTGCGCTTCCGTTCCCGCCATCTATGTTGCCTGTTTGCATTATCTTGCGCAGTTCGAGCTTCACGCTGAATGCGGCGGCAAACGAGCGTTATTTTGCCGTTACGCTCCGTTACGTCGGCTGTTTTCTTCTCGTTTAGTTCATCGATTGCCGAGCGGACTTCTTCGGGCGTCGCGGCGCAAATGCGGGCCAGTTCCAGAATCGTTCCAGTGATTGAGCCCTCGTCCGCAAGCTCCTCCATGGCGCAGATCAAGTCGAACCAGATGCCCCGCGTCGCCGGCTTGCACATGCGCACCCGCGGATCCTTGAACCAATCGCCGTTGTAGAACTGGAAAGCGGGACGATGGGGATACGCCATACGGATTTCCTCAAGCTGAGACCGAAGCCAGGTCTGCCCACTCAAACAGCCCAATCTGCCGGCAGTGCGGGCTGAACCAGATGCGCTCACGGGCGGCATTCGTACGCCCCCGCGTTTCGCCACTTTGCTGGTTCGCGTAGCCGCCGTTCGCTCGCCATGCAACACATTGCCAATTCACCGGCATTTCGTGCTCGCCTTCGTAGCCGCAGAGTGCAATCCGTAGCATTGGGTCCGAACCGTGGACGATCGCCCAATTCCGAACATCCGCTGCAATGTGGCGATCCTCTTCGGCGTAACAGTCTTGTCGATCGGCCGAATAGGGCGGATCCAGAAAAATACCTGTAAGTCCGATCTTTGTCGTCGGGGACGGACCTAGAACTCGCAACCAGTCGCCACAACAGACGCGCGTTCGTCGGAGCCTCGCTGCCAATGCCATGAAATAGCTGTGAATATCCGACGCGTAGAGGGCATGGATGCCGCGACCGCTTGCCCCGCCGTCGCCGCTGATATCCGGCTTTTGCAAGGGCAGCTTGGCCGCTCGATGAATTCCGCAGCCTCCACGCTTCAAATTTGGACGCTTCCACCAGTTTTCTGCATGGATTCCGCGATGCGATCGCTCACAAGAACTTCGTCCAGTCCAGTCCGGACGCACACACCAGCCGGATCCAATCCATAGCGAAACGCCCCAAACCCACCAGCCCGCGATCTTTGCGTCAAAAAATTCCGGATCCCCGATCATCCGCTCGCGGAATTCCGACTGCGCAACGAGCCAGCGATGACGCGCATGTAGATCGGCCTCATTTACCGGCCAGTCAGCATGGTGCGCAAGAGTTTCGGGATCATACTGAAGAGCCCGCCAGAAATTGGCAAGGTAGCAGTCTTTGTCGTTGACCGTTTCATTGCGGCCCGGGCCACCTGGTCGCGAGAGCAAAACAGCCAGGCTGCCGGCGAAGGGTTCGACATAATTCGGAACGTCACCGAAACGTTCCCAGATGAGATGCGCAACTCGCGCCTTGCCACCAAACCAAGGGAAGGGCGCTTTGAGTGCCTTCACGCCTTCCTCCGAAACTGCTTCGCTTCCGGGCAATTCGCGAAGTGATTCACCGCATCCGCCGTGTACGGCGCGATCTTACCGCTGGCATGCTCGATGAAGTAGAGGGTGACGCCGCAGGCCTTGCACGGCCGGATCTCTTTCGCAGCGCGCCAGAGCAGATCGAATACGCGGTCTTCGAGCGCAAGCAAGCGCGAAGTTTGCTCCGAAGACTCGCACCCTCCTTTCCTACCGCTTTGTTCCTCGCGCCTGCCTTCTGCCTCCGAAATGACGTCGTCCGCAGCCTGCTGCGCGGCCAGGCCGCGCCGAGCAAAGTCCATCAGTTGGTCTACGTCGCTCATCGGCCCTCCGCTTTCGCCAGCGCCTCTCTGGCTTTGCGGTTCGCATGGCGCAGAGCAACTTCCGCGCCGGTTCCTACCTTCGCGAACGACAATTCTTCAGTGGTAATCGCTTCAACGAAACGCAGCGCCTCGTATAGCTCCGGCGCCGCGGCAATCAGGCGCGCGTTCGCGTCATCTTGCTCATCCGAAGCAATGCCCGATTCCGGTGCCACGATAAACCAGAATTCTGTCTCACCAATCAGGCAGCCGCTATCGGTATCAGCAACGACGGCCCACGGACCCGGCGTGAAGGTCGCTTCCCGTTTTTCGACCGGACTTGCGGCCGTCAATTCATTTCGACGCATATCTTTGCCTCCTTCTCCCGCTTCGCGCGCCAGCTATCGGCCCAATCGACGACCAGCTTGATCAGGCATTTCCGGCTGCAGGCGTGCTTTTCGCCCAGCCGCTGCGAGTCAGTTTCACTCGGCTCGACCAGCACGCAGGGCGACGAAACTCCGAAATGCAGCGCGTACCAATCTTCGGCCGGTCCTTCGTGCGTGATCCCGCAGACGTCGCAACGGAGAAGTTTGGTTTGCATCAGGTTTCGACTTTCTCCGCAGCTTCTTCATTGATAGCGGCGATGATCGCGATGGCAAGATCTGCCTGTGGCTTGGAGGGATGAATACCGTGCGCTTTGCCGCGATCGAGAATGTCGTCGCAACGCCCGACGTCGATCGTCGGACCACCCGCAATGAGCCCATACATCTTGCAATCGGCAATCAGCCGCAAGGCGCAGGCTGCATCGACAGCCAGTTGCCACTCTTCGCGTGTCCGTGGGTCTTTCCTGCTCACGCCGCACGCTCCTTACGCGCTTTTCCCGCTCTGCGTTGGGCTTGTCGCTCGGCCCGGATCTTCTCGGCCGCCCGCTGCGCCGCGTGCAAATACAGCCCCTCGTAGCTCACAGAGAAGGCCTCTCGCGCGCCGGCGCGCCGGATCTCCAGATAGCGGTCGTGGAGCGTCACGACCAGCGGCTTGGATTGGACAAGGACGGAGGTTTTGCGGGTGAGGGATGAGTCGGAGCGAAGCGCGGTCATGAAGTTGTGTTTTACTGCGGAATGAATCGGGATGCAAATCGGCGTCTCGTAATCTTCTCGTAATCCGTGTATACAGTTGTGTGTTTCTGTGCAATCAGCCAAACAAAATATCAAGCACTTAGGCTGTATTCGATCCTAGGGAAACACATAGACACTGGATTTAGGTTCCAGCGCCTGTAATGGGCGTGGGAGTTCAAGTCTCCCCATCCGCACCAACAACTCCTTTCTTTAGTTAGGTTTGGTGCCATCGTCCAATCCTGGCGCGAGTGGCGCCGGATTCTGTCTCGTAATCTTCTCGTAATCCGCGCCCGAAAAATTTTTTTCATGCCACGGCGCCATCTGCTCTCCAGTAGCCCGGACGCTCTTTCTGGCCGTGGCAGAGGTACGAATGTTGTAACGCTCATAGATGCTCATGGTGAGCATGCCTGCGACGGCCATAGCTTCTTTAGGCGGAATTCCGGCCTCATCCATATTGGTTACGGCGGTGCGGCGTAAATCATGGAATACTATCCAGTCGCGGCCGACGCGCCGGGCGACACGTTTAAAGGCGTGGCTAAATGTAGATTTGCTGATGCGCTTTCCTCCGCGCTGGAACAGATAGGGACAAGCCGGGTCGCCAATCTGGAGCGCCCATTTCAGCATTTCCCGCATCGCCTGGGAATAGATCGGCACAGGATGCGGTTTACCATTCTTCGTCATACGCTCGCCTTGAAACCAGCCCGGTACTTCAAGGATCCCCGTCGTCTCCCAGTCCTTGGTCCATTCCCGTCGCAGCTTGAGTAGCTGGCCCCGGCGGACGCCAGTGTAATAACTGAAACACCAGACCGGCTTTTGGTAGTCCTCCAGTTCGCGCAGGAGAAGTTGATAATCTTCCATGCCGACGATGCCCTGCCGGATGCGGTCGGACTCGTCCAACTTTTTGATAAACAGAAGGCGCGGCTCCGGCCACAGCAGGCGTAGTGAACTGGTGATAATCGACAGTTCCCGGTTGATCGTTCCATTGCTCGTGTATTCGCCGGTCCGGGTCTTTTCCTGCTTGCGGCCCATAACGTAATCGCCCACATGCTGCAAGTTGAATTTCGAGCCGTCCAAATGCCCGAGGCGCGGACGGAGGTATTTCTCCACGCGCAATTGCTCGATGTATACACTGCGCTTGTTGATTAGAAGCTGCGCCAGGTATTTGTCAAAGAGCTGGCTCATGGTAACAACTGGACCGCGCTCCGCCTTCGCGTCCAGTTCGTCGCGCCATTGCTGGTATGTTTTGCGGAAGGCGCGGTTTCGTAAAAGCTCCTCGCGATTCTTAGCGGGATAGTCCCTCTTGGAAAAGGTTTGGCATTGTCGCCGGTATTCGCACTGCCAGCCGGTTTTGGTTTCGCGGACCGTGCCGTCGCCGTGCGAGCGCTTGGGCCTGCTCATACATTCTTCTCCGCATCGGCGAGCGCTGCCTCGGCGGTGTGCATCAGCTCGCGCAGCAATTCCTGCCATTGCTGTTGAGTATCGACGCGGCCGCGCGCAAGCAAGCGGCGCCGCCGTGGAAGTGTACGGAGAAAAAGTTCGCGTTCGGCATGCTCTTGCGTTTCGGCTGTGATCGTCTCGGTGTGGTATTCGCCGTTTTCCTTCTGATAATGCAGCTTCCATCGGTTGTTTGGACGGCGAACTAACGATCCGGCGCCATGTGGGCGCTTGGGAGTTCCAGGCTTGGGCGGCATAGCATAATTATACCAGTAATTACGCCAAAATTACGACACAAACTCAAATCACTTCTTCTTTTTCTTCACCAGCGCCAGCACTTCGTTGATGTCGAAGCGCAAACGGCTGTCCAGGCCGTCCACCGGCGTCAGTTTGCCTTCTGCCACCAGGTTGCGCACTCCGCCCACGCTCATGCCGTACATCTCGGATACCTCATCGATATCCACCAGCACGCGCTGGACGACGTGCAGCCGCTCGAATTCGTCGCGAATGGTACGCCGGAACACTTCCTCGATCGTCAGGGGCATAGCGGCGCATTCCTGCGTTTGCGATACTTTCTTCAACCGAACCTCGCTCGCGGCAATGCTCGTACTTCCTTTCTTAGAACTCCCTCACCACGGATCAATCCCTACATCCAGCGCCCGCTCGGTCCACAAGTCAATCTGCTCGTGCGAGGTGAGCGAATCGATCATGTCGCGCAGACTCGCCAGATCGTTCGTTCGCAGGCAACGGAGACACCACGGGCACAGCCATATCGTTTTACGAATTTCCCTGAGCGAATTCGACGTCGGTCCTGGTACCGAGGGAGGTGCGTACCAGTAAAACTGACAATGGCGAATTTAGCTCCGATTGACCTCTGGATGCAAGAGTTTTTTGTCTCACAAGCCCTTGCCTTGTTTCGAGAACCACGTAATTACACTTGCATTACGAAGCACGTTGCAAAGCGTTTTTGTTTGGAAAGCGGTTGTCATTTCAATGAAATACGGGCTTATGGCAGGGAAGGAGGGTACTGGGTCCTAGAGGGCTTGAGACCTAGTACTAAATCCCCAGTTGTAGCATGCTTTAATGCAACAATGTTGCATGCTTGAATGCATTGATACCTTTTTTTATGAGTGAGCGCGCCATCACAAAAGCCCGAAGATCAAGTCGGGGCAATCTCTAAAGAGGAGATGAATCTATGCATACGCGTGCCCGCTTCACTCCGAAAGAAGCTCGGAATACGAGTTGAACAAGAGGGCTCGACGATAAAGAAGTATGTGATTCGGTCGCTGGAAAAAAGTCTTGGCGAAGCGATTCCAACAAGAAAGTCATTTATCGATACAGCCGACATTCCTCGACGCGAGCAAGACCGTGAGAAGATCCGGGCTTTCGCGCGATTGCTCAAGACCAAAGATTTTCAGGTGGCAGGAAGAGTCTTTGCAAAAATCTTTCGCGCGGAATAGGCCCGATGCCCTCCGGATTTAACGTCATCCCGTTAGCCCCCTTGTCGGCGGCCTAGGTGCATGCAAGAACCGCCAGACGCCCGAAGGCATGCTTCGACGTCGGTCGGGATTGACCCGGAGCGGCCCGCACCCTAACAGTCACTCTTTTTCTTTTTCCCGTTTGGACGCGAACCGCTCTTGGTGTCGGAGTAGTAGAAACAGTGTAGCGGGAAACGGGCTCGTTGCGCCTGGTCTATGCTAGAAGCGCTGGTGAGCGGCAGCTTTTCAGGCTGCCAGATTTTATACATCCCTGTTCTTTTTGGGACTGTCTAATAGCTGCTCGCGTCACGAACGGATGCCCTACTCGGCCAAAGCGATCGCCAACTATTTCCTCGACCTGGCGCGTATCCACGGGCAAACTCTGAATCCCATGAAGATCCAGAAGCTGGTGTACTACGCGCACGCCTGGAATCTGGTCTTTTACAATCGGCCGCTGATAGATGAGTTCATCCAGGCCTGGACTTATGGCCCGGTCATACGCTCGCTGTATGAGGAGTTCAAGCGATATGGCAGTGGCCCGATTACAACGAAGGCGACCGAGTTCGCGCCGAGCGAACTGGACCCCTATCAGTTCGTGACGCCGTCGATCGACGACTATCCGTATCTGGGCATCAACCAGCAAACGAAGGCGCTTCTCGATACAGTCTGGGAAGCCTATGGCGGTTTTTCCGCCATTCAGCTTTCTAACCTTACGCATGCCCCGGACTCGCCCTGGTTTTCGGTGTACAACAAGAATCCAGGACGCAAGGGGCTGACCATCCCGGACCAGGTCATAAGAGAACATTTCGTCAGTGCCCGAGCCGACTGACCCTCCAGAGAGCAATGCCGATCGTATACGGGATGAAATCCTGAAAGCCCGTCCCGCACATGTCAGTGATCAACCCGATCAGAAATCCGAAGAAGAGCAAGCGGCGCTCGAAACCGACCGGGAGCACGAACACGTCCGCAGCATGCGGCAGGATACTGCCGAACGCAAGCTATACGCCTCGCGCATTTTTTTCGTGCTGGTGACCTGGCTCGCCTTTATCGTGGTTGTCATTCTGATCGACGGATTTCAGTTCCGGGGTTTTCATCTCGGCGACCCGGTAGTGATCTCTTTGATCGCCGGGACCGCCACCGGAATCCTGGGCCTGATCGCCATCGTGGCGCGCTATCTATTTCCGGGAAATCCACGCCGCTAAACGCCTCTTTCACAGAATGGGCATTATCGGAAATAGGCTTGTTTTGTTGGGCTTAGTCGTCGGTAGTTTTGCGAGAAGGCAGTTGCTGGGCCAGTTCCTTACGTTCGTATTCGGAAAGCTGATGGAACAGATCCATGTACGCCTCATGCTCCAGATCGAACTTGGCTTCTGTTTCTGCAAGTTTTGCCTCTAGTTCTTCGATACGTTTCAGACGGCTCTGCGCGATCCGATACCAGTCGGGCAAGCTATTTTCCGACACAGGGGGCATTTCTCAGATCTCCTCAATCGAGCTTCTGTTCGCCGTTGGGCGAGAACTGAATCTCGATATCCACCCCGTGGTTATGCCACTCGATCTGAATGCCGCCGTCGCCACAGGGGACGATGTGCGGCATTTCCTGAAAACACTTGAGTGCATTCTCTACGGCTGTTATGGCGGCTTCCGTGATCGGCTTGCCTTTATATGAATCCCATCCCGGCTCAAGTGCGCGTAGCTGCTGTTTCCAGTCAGGGGGCATTCCTCGCAGTATAGAGGAGCGCCGGCCTAAGCCGGCCCAAAAGGATTACGTCCGGGATCCATACGAAAAGAACCGCCGCACCCAAAGGCCCTTCTTACTTCCCATGCGAGCGCGGCGGCTGTCTCCTCAGACGAAATTTGGTAAACGCGCCTCCCAGTGTAGCGGGAAAGCAATGTGCATACTGACGGTATGAATGCGCAAGAGGAGAAAGAAGAGGCCGTATACCGCTTTGTGGCCCGCAATTACGACCGTTTTCGACACGCGGTATTGAATGAAGACTATTACGCGGCCCAGGCGATGAGTCTCTCGCATCGGGATCAACGCCTTCAAGCGCTGGGCGGCGTCTTTGCCGGGCTTGCCGCTGTGACAACGACGCCGGCCTTGCGTTTGCCCGATCTTGTTCCGGCTGGACTGGCCGCCGTTGCCTCGCTCATCGGGTTTTGCTTCCCTTCAGCCGCCTGCGCGCGCAGATTCGAAGTACCGAACGGCTCCATGTTGGTTACACTCTGCTGCGAGCGCAATGCGAAATGCTGTTGAGTGATACCGATTCCCGGACGCGATCGCCAGCCTCCGCCGCCCGATCGTCACAAGAATATCGAGCCGAGATCGCCCTATCCAGCACCTCCGCGAAGACCGCCCCTACCACCGTCACCGCCGCAACCTCCAGCGCCCAAGAAGGATTAGCTGGCTACTGTGCCGCCCCAGCCCCCGCATTCTCGACCGCCGCGATGATCTCTTCGTACTTATCCGTCGTGACATCTTCGGCCCGCTCGAAGCCATGCGCGCGCAGGATCTGGCCGATGATCTTTTTGTCCACGCCTTGCGAAAAGCCGATCGCCCAGATGCGCGAGGCCTGCTTGCCGCTGATGGTCTTCGCACCGCCATTGCCGTTTTCAGCCGCCGGCTGCGTCTTCTCGCGCGGTTGTTGAATCGGCTGTCCTTCGCCGGACGGTGTACGCCGGCCGCCCATTTCTTCCGCCGGAGTCGGGGCGTAGCCCGCCATCGCCACGATCCAGGAGAACGGACCTTTGAGCGCTTTGGCCTGCGCCCGCGTCTGCGCCATCGAGCGGAGTTGGAAGAGCGGCACGGGCCGTTCTCCCACCTGGACACGCTTTTTCAATTGCTCATCGTATTCGTACACCGGCCGCATATCCCAGTTCTCTTCGTCATCGAGGCACATGGAATCCGCTTTGCCGATCACGATGCCGCTCGGAACATGAAACGCTTCGGCAAAGGCCTCGTAGCCTGTCACCTCACCGATCTGAACCAGGCGCGTCTCGCACGTCCGCGGCGTGACCCGGTACATGCTGGCCAGAAACGACCAGGCCTCGAAGAAGAGATGGTCGCGACCCCCGAACTTTTGCACCCAGCCGTTGCGTTTTACGGCGGCAATTAACGCATCGGCGCAGAGCCTGGCTTCCGCGACGATCACCTCCGGCTTGCGCTGCAGGCGGAGGGTAAAACCATCATCGGGCTCTACGATCGTCGGGGTCAAAATAGCAGATTCACTCATTCTTTACCTCTTCTCACTCGCTGAGAAACGCGGCCTCATCCAATCGTTCTCCTACTCGCGATATTCGCTTCCGGATACGCCTTGATTCCCGGCACGTGAAGGGCCGAACGCAGACTGCGCGCGAGCGCGTTGATCGCGGTCATATTCGGACTGAGTAAGTTCGAGAATTCCGGATGTGCCGCCACATATTTCACGAGCGCCTGCAAGTTAGTCACTTCCGCTTTCCAGATCTCGCGCGAACTGATGCCCGCGACTCTCGGCGGCGCGGCGACCACGACCGGCGGCCGGCGCAAGGGCGCTTCCGCAATCACGGCGATCTCTTCCGCCGAGACACCCAGGGCTTCGGCCGCTTCGATCTCGCGTTCCCGCTCTTCCGCCGCCAGGCGCTCGGCTTCTTCTCGGAGCTTGCGCTCTTCTTCCCTTCGTAGCCGATCCTGTTCCTGAACGTAAGTGCCCATGTTGCGTTTCAGCAGACTTTCGGCCTGATTCAGCGGCTCGGTGATCTTCTTCTTCTGTGCGAGCGCCTCGCGGTGCGCGGCGTAAGCCTTTTGAATAATGGGATCAAAGGTCTGATCGGCTTCGGCCTGAAGGCCTTTAATCGCCTGCAGGTGGGCGGCCGCCATCTCGTAACTCGGCTGGTCGGTGATCTCCGTATGTTGGGCGATGTCGATCCAGTAAGCCGTCTGGTGGTTCAATTGTTGTTCGGACGTGGTGAGCGCTGCGCTCATGCGGTTCTTAC